CTTGCTTGGTGTAAGCCATGGAACGAGCCAATGCCTTAGTATAACGAGCAGACAAAGAGTCATACAAGTTATCTTCGATAGCTTCTTCAGTTAAGCTGAAGCCCATTGCGATAGTTTCGTGGTTGTAACGAGCTGTCCATGCTTCTTGGCCATTGTCATAAGCGATGGCAGAGCCTTCGTTTTTAACAGGGGCAGCAGAGAAACCAGAAAGCTTTGTTTCTTCTTCGAAAGAACGCTCAGATGATTCAGTTTCATAAATCTCTTTATGCTCTTCACCATATTTTGCGTATTCGAGTCCGAACAATGCGTTCAATCCGGGGAGCAACTCTTTCAGTAGTTGTGCACGAGAAATAGCCATTTAATGCTCCTTAAGCTGTGTAATCAACGCCGGTTAGGGCAGTTAATTGTGGATTGTTAATCTTAACGAGTACTTCTGGATAGAAGATAGTACCAGTTGCGTTTGCATAAGCAGTATCAGGAACAACAGCTACAACACGGAAAGGCAATGTTGTTGCATTACCAGTAGCATTACCCGGTAATACGATAGCTGCAACTGAGTCACCAGTAGCTGTAGAGCCAGCAGTGTATGCAGTTTGAGCTACGTTTGTACCAACGATAGTTGCATTAGCGCCTGTTACTACGCTTGTATTGCCAGTAGTTGTAACAGCAACTTTGAATTCTGCTGTTGGATCTACTACAACATAAGCGATTGGGTTAGTTACACCAGAAGACGGGCAATATTGAGCCTGCACTGTTTGACCAGACGAATTAACGTACTGGCAACCAACGAAAACACCAAGAATAGTACCTGTAGTTGTTGCACCAGATTGAGAAATAGTGCCACCTGCGACTAATTTAACTGTGTCACCGTAGTAGATTGCTGTGCTTGCAGTAATTGGATACTGAAGAGTAGCGCCGGCATAAGGAATGCCATCAAAACGGTTAACAGGTTTAAAGCCATAGGGAGCGGTAACGGTTGGATAAGCCATTTAAATACTCCTAAAAAATTAAAATTTAACTACCTTTACCAAAGCTAGTCGTGGATTTACGCTCATTAAAGATCGGCATCCGTGGGTCGCTTTGACGCATTAAATTATTGTCTACAGCCTCAGTTTGAGAAGCGCTCTGCTTTGCGTAATAATCATTACGTTGCTGAACAAACTCTACTGGGGTTTTGCAAAGCAATAACCCGCCGATCTCAATGTTGTCTTTAAAACGACTTTGAGGATCAACTAGCAGTTGGAACTTTGGCTGCTCTTCAACTCTTACTGGCTCCCATCCTTCACGCAATTTAGCGCTCAAGTTACGGGGGTCAGCATTGTTTAATGTTGCAACCCTAATCCATCTATACGCAAAGCCCGCCTGTTTGTCAGGCTCAGGGAGAAGTTCAGGTTGTTGCCACTGCATAGGGCGAACGCTTACTTCACGGGTTTCTACTTCACGGTCAATTCGTTTCTCAGCCATGTTAGGCCTCCAATTTTAAAAGTTCACGGACATACTGCTCAGGGGTAAGGCCAAGTCTCTTTGCTATCGCAACTTGCGATGTTTTGAGTTTGACTTTTTTAGATGCGGTCGATCTAGTTGCCGGAGCGACTACCGTTTTAGGTTTGGCTTTTGGAGCGTCTTCCTTTTGCTCGACCTCTACTTCTTCGGATTCCTCAAAATTCTCAGGAAACCGTTTTCGCATTGTTTTGTCTAACGTTGCGTAATACTCATCAGAACCAACTTTTACGCCTTGTCGTTTGAGCTTTTCGTGTAGCCCTAATGCCGAGGCAGTCATCTCTTCGTCCTGTCCGAACCAAGGATTATTTTCCTGCCATTCCACTACTTTGTCGTCCAAACGTGGCGCAGGTTGGTACTGTTGTTGTATTTGTACATCAAATTTTTCTTCTTGTAAAGGCTGCGGATTAAAGTTCTTAATCTTCTCTTCTTTAAGGGCTGCCTTTGCAATAGCCTCTTGAGCTTCCATCATTTGCTCAGCGTCACCTGCCTCATAAGCATCTTTGTACGCCTTTTTAGCCATCTTTAACTGCAATTCTGCTGAATCTTTAACGGCTTCCTTGTACTCCTGTTGGCCGTTATTAATCATAGCTTTCATGCGATTGTTGTCTTCAAGAAGGCGTTTTGCTGCATCAATAGCTGCTTGACGCTCTCTTTCAGCTTCTTCTCTAGCACGGCGCTCATCGTTCCAGACACGCTTCATCTGGATCATCTTATCTTTAGCGTCTTTGCTGTATTTGTCTAATTCGTCGACCTCTACCTCCAGAGCTTTGACCTTAGCTGGATCCGCAGGTTTGCGGCCACGGTCTTCTTCTGGGGTATCATCTTCGATCTCAATTTCCCAATCTGTACTAGCCTCAGCAGATTCTGCTGGTGCTTCGTCAGGAAACTTAAATTCTTCTTCTTTAAATTCTGCCATTGTCCGGCTCCTTAAATAAATTTACGTTTAATTCCACGAGGATCTTGAACTACAGCCTCTACGGAATCATCGTTGATTAATCGGAATTCACGGTCGTGAATCACGATACGGGTACCTGCATTTGGGCGTACAAGGACAAAATCTCCTTTTTTGCACCACGGACCTGTTGGAAAACGATCCTTATCCGCATAGCAATCTTCTCCCATAGCAACAACAAAAAGTACTGTTGATAGAAGTTCATCGTGTCTGCGGGTTTCGTCTGACTTAATAATGCCGCTGTCAAACTTTTCATCTGCCTCTGGGATTGCGCACAGAATGCGATATCCTTTTGGCTCTGGCAGTTGACGTGCTCTGTCTTCTGCTTCTTTATTTAGCACTGCAGCTAAGTCCACTGCTTGGCTAAGGTTTAATTCACTCATCGTCTTGAGTCTCCATCTTTTGTTTGAGGTCTAATATTTCCTGCTTTGCAAAGAGCAGACCCCTTATCTCTCCACAAATTCTTTGGTAATCTGGGTAGTCTTTGGCTTGTCCGCCACCCAACCAATCACGTAGTTTTTGCACTTTCTTGTCTAGTTCGTCCACTAGAACATCAGATGCGTCCATTATTCACCTTTCTTTTTTTCCTCTTGCTTAGGGTTTTGCTCAGCTTGAAATCTTTGCTGACCAAGGTTATGCAGGAATTGCTTGTCTTGTAATTCATGCTTAGTATCTGTCTCAGATAAATGCTTCATCATCTCAACAGTTAATTTAGCTTTATCAGATTCTTGGTTTGCTTGAATCTGGGCTTGGGTTTTTGCTGTTTCAAGCTGGGCTTGGGTAGCAATACGCTGTTGCTCAATCTGCAACTGTTGCTGTCTTAACTGAGCGTCAGTCTGATCCTTCTGTTGCTTGCGTTGCTGCTCTGCTTGCTTGATCTGCAGCTCTTGCTGTTGCATTTGAATAAGCGGATCTTGAGCTTGTTGAGCGGCTTGTTTCTGGGCAACTTCTTGTTGGTTTTGTTGCAACAAGCGCTGTGATGCTTGAGCCAATAATGGGGCAAGTTTAGCTTCAACTGCTGGATCCATATGAACCACTTCTCCAGACTCATCTTCTGTAGGAGGCAATTCAACGCCAAGCTGCTTTTCAATTTCAACTCGGTATTGGAATCCAAGGTGCTCGTTGATATGCGCCATCATTGCAGACTGGATCATCTGAGCTTGTGGGTTGTTTTGCAACAATTGAGCAATCTTAGGATCTTGCATTGCAGACATATGAACTGTGATATGTGCTGTGTGATCTTGATATTGGAAAGCCTTAACTGGCTTAATCATCAAGATATCTTGGTTCTCTGTTACAGGATCTTTTGGCTTCATATCCTCTGGCAAAGGAATAAGCTTCTGAGCATTCTTGATGCCTAGCACGTCTAGCATCTGACGATACATCAATGGCATATTGAACAAGTTTGGAGACTGTTGTGCCAATTGCATAGCGGCCTGATACTGAACAATCTTCTGTGCCATTGTTGAGGCATTAGGATCTGATACAGGGATTACGTCTGTGCTGTCATAGTCAGAACGTTTAGCCATGCGGCTACCAATCACTGGCTGATACTTGTAGTCTTCTGGAGTATTGTCAGCAATAATTCGTTTAAGAAGCTTTAACTCTTGCTTCAAGCTGAAGTGAACACGTGCTTGTACTGCAGACATTACTTTAAGGGTGCGCTCCAAGATAGCTAATGTTGTGCCAACAGGGGCATTTGCAGACATATCAGAAAGATTCAAGTCTGCTGTGTTAGCAAATCGGCGGCCTTCTTCTACGATCTGATTTAACAACGCCATTAATACTTGGCTTGGCTCCTTATAAGGCAAAGGCATGATGTTGTCACGCATTGCTCCAGAGGGAACGTCAACGTCCCGGAATTCACCGGGGGCGATTGGGGTATCGTCACCTTTAACCCGTA